TTGCCCTCCGCGTCCAGGACCGGACGCGACTTCAGCGCCTCCGTGAGCGACTGGCCGGTGATCTCCTCGAAGTCCTCAAGGTCGCCGATGGACAGGTCTTCGGGGTCGAGGTGCAGAACTTCAGACACAGGGGGTCTCCTTAGGAAGTAGAAAGCCCCGCCAGCACTTGGCCGGCGGGGCGCTGTAAAGCGAACCGCGGAACTATTCGCCCAGGTCCGAGACGCGGAACCCGGCTTGCCGCATGAGGCGCATCATGTTCGCCATGTAGACGGCTTCGACCTGTGCGCGCTGCTCACGGATGGCGGGATAAAGGAAGTAGCCGACGCCATCGGCGGGGCCGTCACCACCGACCCACTGATTGCCGCGCCACGGCCGGAATTGGTTGTAGTGCAGCGCGCCGAACTCGGCGCCGAACGCGAACGGCATGCCGCGCCCCAGGCGGACGCTGGCCTGACGGGTGGCCTTCGACGTGGCGAGCGAACCGGCCGCCTTGTTGGCGACACCGCCGAGCCCGGACGCCTTCTCGCGAGCCGCGTCCTTCACCATGTCGGCGGCGAGCTTGTTCGTCGTGGCGACCTCCCCGGCGACTGCCGGGGTCGTCTCCTTCACTGAGCGAAGGAACTCGTACAGGCCCTCAACCTGAATCTTCTGGCTGAAGTCGTTCGAGTAGCCACCAGTGAACTGCTTACCCCGGCCCTGACCCGCCTGGTACGGCATTAGGGAGCCGCGTCCTTCGTCTTGTAGACGATCGAGATCGGCGGCAGCGTGCCGTCGTCAAGGCCAATGCCCGTGAACGTGATCTCGGGAATCTTGGCCCCGTCAACGTGCGGCGGACCCGCGTCGAACCGCGCGTTCGGAATCGTCACCTGGAGACTCCCGCCCTGCGGCGTGGCCCAGTTCATGACGATCGCAGCGGTAGCGCCAGCGGCCGTCAGAGAGCTGACCCGAGCGAACTGAGTCGGGCCGTCAAACTCGCCCTTCAACTCCCAGTTGATCGTGCGCATCTCTTGCTCAAGCGGTTCCTTCTTCTGGTTGGTGGTGGTCATGAAGAACCGATCCACCTTGAGCTTGTTGTCCCCCTTGACCGCGACATCGTGGACCGCGAAGGCGGTCCCGCCGACTGTGGCCGTGCCACCGATGTAGGTGAAGATCTGGCTACCGCTCGGGTACGTCGGAGTCGCCAGCGCAAACGCGCCCGTACCGGCCTGCGGCGTCTCGGTTGCGAAGTCGAGACTGAGCGACATACCGAGCACGCCGTCAACGGCGGAGGTCAACTCCCAGTTGTGGACCTTGCCGCCGGAGTAGGTGAACGGCGTCAGAGAACCGTCAGTGCTGTACCGGCCGACCTGCCACGTAGACGACAGGCCGGTCAGGGTGCCGAGCGTGAAGGTGTACGGGGTGAACCCGCCGACCGGCGCACCGGCAGAGAAGGCGCCTAGAGCGTGCTTGAACAGAAGGCCGAAGTTCGAGTCCTGAACTTCCAGCTTGACTGTGCCGTCCGCCCCCTTGAAGTTCGGAGCCCATCGGTCAGTGCGCAGCACACGGGTACCCGCGCGAACACCCTTGGCGTCGATGCGGCTGTACTTGCCTGCGATGGTCTCGTTTTCGATCTCGAAGAACCTCGCCGGAGCGACGGCCGTCGCGTACGTGGTCTCCTCCACCATCCCCAGATAGGAATCGTGGACGGTGTAGATGGTCATTAGCCGGTCACCCCGCTAACCGGGGCAAGGACGGTCGGAGCCGGAGCCGGGTCAACCGCGGGGGCCGCTGTAAAGACAGTGGCCGGCTGAGGCTGGACGGTCGGAACACCCGTGTCCGTGGGCACGGCGGTCACGTCAGCAACCGGCGCAGCCAGAGGAACAGGCGACGCCTGGACCGCAGCGGCGGCCGGAGCGACGGACGGCGCGGTCATCGGCAGGGCGCCAACGTCCCCGTTGGAGGTCACCTCCGCGAACGACTGGAGCAGGAGCCGGGCCGCCAGCTCGGCGGTAACCGTGACCGGAACGCCCTTGGTGAATACGGTCCCGTCCGGCGTCTCGACCGCCGCTAGTGGACCCGTGTAGACAATGCTCTGAGACAAGAGAAAACCCCCCGTTAGGTGCGTGCAGTGACCTTGAGTTCGCCGTGCATCTGGCCGACCCACCGGTCATCAGCGGGAAAAGAGAGCAGCCGCCCAGGGCTGTAGAGAGACGTGACAACGCCCGGAAGGCCGAACCCGGGGGAGGACTTGCAGATGTCCTCAACGACCCCGGAAAGCTGTGCGGCCTGAGTCTCCGCGTCGAACGCGGATGCCGCCGTGAGCATGACCTCACAGATGATGCCGAGCGTGAACGTCTCTTCCTTGGTTCGGTTCGTCGCCCACCGTTCGTGATCCCAGTGGATTTGACCGAGCAACACCCATTGCACGGGCTGGTCTCGGGGGTCTGGCCCCCACACAATCGGAGTACCGACCAGGCCGGCCGCCGACTGTAAAGCGGTCTGAACCGCCGCCTTGACGACAAGCGCGTTAGTGCTCACGCGACCACCACGCCCTTGGGCGAGATGGTGTATCGAGCCAGCACCGCGTCAACATCCGGAATGCCGGTCTGCCATACGCCGCTACCCGGCGTGGCAAGGGTGAAAGACCCGCCCTCGGTTGCTACGAAAGACGTAGCGCGATCGGGGATGCCCGATGCGATAGCCGCGAGGATGAACCGCCCGCGCTGGAGAGCCGCGCGGTAGATGTCATTCGGGACGGTTGGCCAGCCGTACTCATAGGAGATGACGGTTAGGCCAGGGCCGGGAGCCCCGGAGCCTATCGAGCCGTTCCACAGCTCTTGCAACGTCATCGCCTGCAAGGTGGGAAGGCCGGTAACCACCCCGATAGGGTCGATGGTTAGGCCGGTTTGGCTTACGCCGTCAACCGTTGCGCTAACCACCTTGTATAGGTCGGCATCCGGCAACAGCACGCTTCCCGTGTTGTCGAGAAAGGTCGTGTAGGTGTTGCCGCGCGGGATGAAAGACCGCCCGCAGATGCGCCCGAACTCATCCGTAACCGCATCCCTTGCAGCCGCTAGCGCGGCCGTTGGGAACTTAGCCGTGTTCGAGAACGCAGGGTCGGAGGCTCGCAGGTCAGGCAGTGCGAACAGCAAACCGCCGACCACTTCGGCGGTAGTCGTCTGGCTTAGCGTCGCCCCAGCCCACGTAACCGTTAGAGGCCCTAGCGTGGTTTGCGGGCCTAACGCGAATGTGTAGACGCCGGTTGACGGCTCGCTAGCCGCGCCGGTAGCCACCGTGGTTCCCGCTGCATTAGTGACGGTAACCGTAACGGCCCCGGCCTCGATCGGAGTCTCATCCGTCATGAAGATCGTGCTAAGCACGCCCGCATAGCCGCGTATAAGCCTCATGCGCTAACCCCCCTCCGGGCATGAGAAAAGGGGCAGGCGTAAGAGCCTGCCCCTTTCTTAACCAGTCGGATTACTTGCCGACCAGAGTCTTCAGCGAGCCGGTCAGGTCCGACAGACCGCCGTCGCCGCGCCAAGTGACCTTGTACGAAACCAGGTCGGAACCCCAGCCGTACTCGAAAGACTTCTCGACCTGGACGCCATTGACCTGGCGCACGTAGTAGGTGGAGAAGTCGCCGAACAGAACGGCGTTGTTGCCGGTGGCCACGGTCGGCATGTTGATGTCGGTGTGAACCGGCTTCCCGAGAAGCATGTCCGGAGCGCCGGAGACCAAGCCGGGCTGCCAGAGATACTGGCCATAGGCGTCCTTGACGCCGCGCAGCTTGCCCACGGTGGCATCCGCCATCAGGAACTTCGCGCCGCCCCGGTAGGCGTCGATGATGCTGTAATACAGCGCGATGATGTCGTCACCGGAAATGGCGCCGATGGTGCCCATGGTGGTGCCCGCGTTGGCCGCGACAGTCGCGGTCAGAACGCCGGTCGGAGTGCCACCGGTACCCGAGCCGACCAGAAGGTCATGCGCGACCTGACGGCCCGCCATGATGCCCGCCTGCTGAGCGATGAAGCCCGCGATGTCGATGCCGGAGTCTTCGACCATCTCCTTCGACACCTGGACGATGACACCGTACTTCTTGGCGCCCAGGGTGAACTGGTTGAACGCCGCGTCGGAAGTCGGGAAAGCGGTGTTCTCAGCGACCGGCGCGACGGTCGGGCGGCCGGTGAGGCGCGGGAACGTCATCGGGTTGCCGGAACTGGTGGTGATGATGGTCGGACCGGCCTGCCACACGCCGATGTTCGGGAGCATGTACTCCAGGACCCGCGCGACGAACGTGGTCGGGATGGTCGCCCCGGCGTTCGCGGCGACGCCAGTGGTCGCGACACGGGTCTCAGCCGCAGCCAGCACGGCGCGGGCCTCCTGGCCCGGCTTCATGTAGAGGTCCGAGCCGATCGTGATGGTCTCGCCGTAGTTCAGCGCCCGAATCTCGTCCGACAGGGACGGGCCGCTCTGCCCCTGCGGCTGCTGGTCGCCGGTGAACACGCCAGGCTTCGCGCCCAGAGCGATCGCCCGCTGACGCAGCTCCGCCGCGTCCCGCTCCCGCTCGCCCTCCTCCACGATGGAGCGGGCCTCCGCGCCGAGCCGATTGAGATCCGCGTCCATCGCGTCGAGCTGGCCGCGCTGCTCCGCGCTCGGCTGCTCGCCGTCCTTCAGCGCGTCAGTGACCGCCTTCCGCTGCTCCCAGATCTTCTGACGCTCGATGAGCAGGGCCTCAGCCTGTGCCCCGTAGTTAGTCAAGGTGATAC